TTATTATCAATTCATTTAGATAGATATAGTTTAAAACAAAACAATCCTTTTCTTTCTAATTTTAGATGTCCTATATGTGGTGACTCTAAAACAAATAAGAGTAAGGCTAGAGGTTATTTGTATCAAAACAAAGAAAACCTTACTTATAAATGTCATAACTGTTCGGCATCTAAGTCATTTAGTTTCTTTTTAAAAGATATTAATCCACATTTGTTTGATCAATACAAATTGGAGAAATTTAAAGAGTCACCAAATAAAAGTTTTCAAAAGAAAAATAATGACTTTGAATTTTCTACCCCGAAGTTCTCCCAAGAAAATATATTGGATGAATACTATACGAAAGTTTCAGAATTGGATCATGACCACTCTTGTTATATATACTGTGCGAAAAGAGAGATACCTAGAAAGCATTACGGTAGGCTATATTACATAGACGACTTCTCACCAATTGAAAAACATTTTGAATTGAACATGAAGGGTAAGGTGGAGAATCGACTTGGAATTCCGTTTTTTGATAAATACAAAAATCTTTCAGGCGTTACTTGTCGGGCCATAGACGAAAGTCCTTTTCGTTACTACACAGCAAAGTTCAGTCCATTTCCATTGCTCTATGGTATTGATAGAGTAAACGAGAATGAAACGATATATGTGGTAGAAGGTCCACTTGATAGTTTGTTTATTTCAAATGCGATTGCCGTTGGTAACTCTGATTTGACTAGAATTGAGAAGCAGTATACACCGAACCAATGTGTGTTGGTTTATGACAATCAACCAAGAAACAAACAGATACGACAACAGATGATAAAGGCTTGGGAGAAAGATTTTCCGGTTGTTGTTTGGCCAAAGAATATAAACGAGAAGGATATAAATGAAATGACAATGAACGGACACGATGTACAGAGGTTGATTCAAGAGAATACATACAATGGTACATCATTGTTTTTAGAGATTTCTAGATGGAGTCGTTGCTAAGGTTTTATAACATGTCTATTTATCCAACCCATAAACATCATATCATTCCTCGTCACGCTGGAGGAACCGACGATTCAAACAATCTTGTAGAACTCACCGTTGAAGATCATGCCATTGCCCATAAAGTATTGTATGGTTTGTATGGTCGTTGGCAGGATAAAGTCGCGTGGCAAGGTTTATCCGGAATCATAGGAAAAGAGGAAATAATAAGAGAAACACAGAGTGCTTCTAAAAAAGGTAAAGTTTGGTATAATAATGGAAGTGAAAGTATTTTAACATTTGAGGGTGAACAACCAAAAGGTTTTATAAGAGGTAGAAAACTTTCGGAAGAAACTAAGGCAAAAATAAGTGCTGCTAGGAAAGGTAAAAAAGGTAAACCACATTCAGAAGAAAGTAAGGCAAAAATAAGTGCTGCTAATAAAGGTAAAAAAGGTAAACCGCTTTCGGAAGAACATAAAGCAAAAATAAGTGCTGCTAATAAAGGTAAACCGCTTTCAGAAGAAACTAAAGCAAAACTAAGTGCTTCTCTTAAAGGTAGAGAATTTTCGGAAGAAACTAGAGCAAAACTAAGTGCTGCTAGGAAAGGTAAACCGCTTTCAGAAGAAACTAAAGCAAAACTAAGTGCTTCTCTTAAAGATAATATACCTTGGAATAAAGGTAGAAAACTTTCGGAAGAACATAAAGCAAAACTAAGTGCTTCTCTTAAAGGTAGAGAATTTTCGGAAGAAACTAGAGCAAAACTAAGTGCTGCTAGGAAAGGTAAAAAGCGCGGACCATATAAGAAAAAACACAAAGCAAAAATAAGTGATACATTAAGGAGCAAAAAAGTATGACTATAACATGGTTATGGATCACAAAGTTCGTGTTGATATCACTAAATGTTTTTCTTTTTTATATAACCACAAAGGCGATAGCGAAAATGTTGCCTGTTGATAGTGATAAGGAGTAAAGTATGAATAAAGTAAGCCTCGTGGCTCACACAATACCCGTGATTGAACAGTTGAGAAACGCAAACGATTTTGTGTCATATTGTGCTCGTGTAAGCAATCCAAAGAATCAGTTAAATACGGACACTTCGGACAATCTGTTACGATACTGTATGAAAGAAGGCCATTGGTCAATTTTTGAAATGTCTAATGTTGTGCTTGAAGTTCAAACAACACGAGATATTGCTCGACAACTATTGCGGCACAGGAGTTTTAGTTTTCAGGAGTTTAGTCAACGATACGCAAAGGTAGATAATCCAAAACCAGTAATGCGTAAGGCTCGTGTTCAAGATAAAAAGAATCGTCAGAATAGCATTCCTGTAGAAGACAGTGCTCTTGCAGAGTTTTGGCATATGGCTCAAGAAAAGGCCTGGGAAGATGCTTATGGACTATATGAAAATGCACTTGAAAGAGGTATCGCAAAAGAACAGGCCAGAGCTCTTTTACCAGAAGGTCTTACACGGTCTACATTATATGTAAACGGTACTCTTCGTAGTTGGATTCATTATATTGCATTGCGTACTGGAAATGGTACGCAGAAAGAACATATTGATTTGGCAAGAAAATGTGCACAAGCGATCAAACCCGTTTTTCCTATGATTGATGAGTTTGTTGTGGCATACGAAGAAAGGTTAGAAGCTATTAAAGATTCGGATGGCAAGTTTCTTTACAAAGGTGTAGATTATGTATGAATATAAATGTATAATCAAAAGAGTAGTTGATGGCGATACTGTCGATATAGATATTGACCTTGGTTTTGATATATGGTTAACGAATCAACGCATTCGTTTGGCAGGCATAGATACACCAGAGAGCCGAACGAGAGACTTGGAAGAGAAGAAGTATGGTAAGTTCGCAAAAATCTATGTACAAAATCTAATACCGGAAAATTCTGAAAGTATAATCGTCACACGAAAAGATGGTAGAGGTAAATTCGGTCGTATACTCGGTGACTTTAAAGTTTACGACCCAATCGAACAAAGAGAAAATATGCTCGTTGAAATGATGTTGCGTGACAGTATTGGTGTAGCTTATGAAGGTCAAAGCAAACAGAAAATACAAGAACAACATTTAAAGAATCGAGAAATCGTATCAGACACAGAATATTTTAAAAACACAATAACCTTCCTTTAAGGAGAAAATATGGAACACCACGGACTTACGATAGACCCCAATCGTGATTCTTTGATAGATGAATATGGCATTCGTCGCTTAAAAGAATCATACATGACGGAAACAGAAATCTCACCACAAGAACGATTTGCGTTTGTATCGAGACAGTTTGCAAGTGACGGTGAACACGCACAAAGATTATATGATTACAGTTCAAAACATTGGTTGAGTTATTCTACTCCAATTCTATCGTTTGGTCGTAGTTCAAAAGGTTTACCTATCAGTTGTTATCTTAACTATATCGAAGATACAGCTGAAGGTCTTGTTGACAACCTATCAGAAACAAACTGGTTGTCTATGCTTGGTGGTGGTGTCGGTGTTGGTTTTGGTATTCGTAGTGCAGGCGAAAAATCCACTGGTGTAATGCCACACTTGAAAATGTACGATGCATCTTCATTGGCTTATCGTCAAGGTAAAACTCGCCGTGGTTCTTATGCTGCGTATCTTGACATTTCACACCCAGATGTTTTACTGTTTCTTGAAATGCGTAAACCAACTGGTGACCAGAATCTACGATGCTTGAATCTACACCATGGTATTAACATCAGCGATGCGTTTATGCAGAAAGTAGAAAACTGTATGACAGATCCATCGGCCGATGATTCATGGGAACTGGTTGATCCACATAATGATGAAGTTCGTGAAGTAGTGTCAGCAAAAGAATTGTGGCAGCGTATTCTTGAAATGAGAATGCAGACGGGTGAACCATACATTCACTTCATTGATCGATCTAACGAGAAACTGCCTGAGTGGCTAAAGAAGAAAGGTTTGTCTGTAAAACAAAGCAATCTGTGTTCTGAAATCATTTTGCCAACAGATGAAAAGCGTACAGCAGTTTGTTGCTTGTCTTCGGTAAATCTTGAGTATTTTGATGAGTGGTCAAAAGATAAAAAATTCCTTTTTGATGTGGCTGAAATGTTAGATAATGTTCTACAATACTTTATCGATAATGCACCAAACGAAATCTCTCGGGCAAAATATTCTGCAATGCGTGAACGCAGTATTGGTATTGGTGAACTCGGTTGGCACGCTTTGTTACAGAGCAAAATGATTCCATTTGAATCTGCAATGGCTAAGTCATTGAACATGCGTATTGCAAAACACATTAAAGAAGGTTTAGATTATGCAAATGAAAGATTAGCTGTTGAAAGAGGCGAGGCACCAGATGCGAAAGGTTATAAGAAAAGGTTTTCACATATGCGAGCCATTGCACCAAACGCATCATCATCTATCATCATGGGTAATACATCACCAAGTGTAGAACCATTTCGTGCTAATGCATATCGACAGGATACTTTGAGCGGTTCTTACATGAATAAGAATAAGTATTTGGTTGAGTTATTAAAACAAAAGTGTGCGGAGAATGAAAGCTTGGACTTCGATAGAATTATGTCCTCTATCGTTTCAAATGATGGTTCTGTACAACACCTGAGATGTTTAGACGACTACGAAAAAGAAGTTTTCAAAACAAGTATGGAGATAGATCAAAGATGGTTGATTGAACACGCGGCTGATCGGCAAGAATATATAGATCAAGCACAATCAATCAATCTGTTCTTTCGACCAAATGCAGACATAAAATACCTTCATGCGGTACACTACCTCGCATGGAAGAAAGGTTTGAAAACACTTTATTATTGTCGTAGTGAAAAGATTGGTAAAGCAGATAGAGTTTCTAAGAAAATCGAAAGACAAATCATTCAAGAGCTAGATATGAGCGCAATGGTAAACAACGAAGAATGTCTGGCCTGCGAAGGGTAAAAAATGTTTTGTAAAGCGCCTAGTAATAATATGTACCTTGGTTTAAAAGGTTTTGTTACACCTTGTTGGGGGTTAAGTACAGATCGTTATTCTATAGATCATTGGAGTAAAGAAAAAGGACTGAGTGATATATGGTTCGGTGAAAAATTTGAAAATAAAAGAACTCAATTAAAAAACGAAGAATATGTCGATACTTGCCTTAATTGTAAGAAACAAAGAGATAATGGTGAATTGTGTTTAGCCAACGCTTATGATAAATTTACCGTTAAAAAATATCCTTCATTGTTAGAGGTGGAAATAAGTAATATTTGTAATTTAGAATGTATTATGTGTGATGGGGTTAAGAGCTCGAGTATAAGGAAAAATAGAGATAAATTAGAACCAATCAAACAGGTATACAATGACGCGTTAAGAGAACAATTAAAAGAGTTCATACCTCATTTGGAGGAAATACGATTTAACGGAGGTGAACCTTTCACACACAAATTAGTTTATGATATATGTGAAGACATTTCGGAAATGAATCCTGCCTGTAGAGTATCATTTGCTACCAATGGTACTGTTCTAACAAAAAAGGTTAAAGACTTATTAGAAAAAACTAATGTGATATTGAATATATCTGTCGATAGTTTGATAAAGGAAAGATATGAAAAAATAAGGGTGAATGGTAATTTAGATAAATGGTTGGCTAATTTTGAATATTTCAAAACTTATTGTAAAGAAAGAAAAAGAAATCTAACCATAGCAGTAAATCCAATGAGACAAAATTGG